ACACTGTAGGTGTGGGTAAAGTACCTGAGCCCATCCCAGCCAACAAACTACTCTTGCTCACCCTTAATAAGACAGGTAGCAATTTTGAGGGCGTTGGTATGCTTCGCCCTGCTTGGTGGTGGTGGCGTACTAAGCAACGTGTGAGCAACCTAATGTGTGTTGGTCTTGATCGGTGGGCCGTACCCACGCCAAAGGTCACAGTGAACAGGGCAGAGGCTGAGAGTATTGGTTTAAGTGATGGTGACATAGACGCCATGATTAATGATGCAGAGTCTCAGGCTCAAGCATTTATCAGCGTTGAGCAGAGCTATCTGGTAGAGAATCCGGCGGTGAAGTTTGAGACCTATGCAGCCGCTCCAAACTTATACGCAGATGGCCCCATCAATATTATCACTAAATGTGATAGCCAAATCGCGGCCTCTTTTCTAACTCAGTTTGCAGACCTAGGCCAAAGCTCCACCGGTGCGCGCTCAGTGGGTGAGGTGCATCACAGCGTCTTTAGAAGAGCGGCAATCAATCTTTGCGACATAGTAGCCTCACAGGTGAGCGGTGTTGATCGGCGTGGAGGTGGGACCATAGGCCGCTTGATTCGATGGAATTATGGTTGCATTGATCCAAGTAAGTTACCACGTCTCACACATACAGGTCTTGATACTGATGATCTGGCAGAAGGGTTGAGCGCTTTACCTGGTCTTGTTCAAGCTGGCCTTCTCACTCCTGATGATGAGCTCGAGCGCGCTATCCGTGAACGCCTAGGAGCTGGTGATCTACCAGAGGATGCTCAGCGCTCATCCATCTCCAGAGTCTCGAGCATTGGCGGTGGTGGTGCTGTCGCTACGCTCACAGAGCAACTCATCAAGAGGAGACGTGAGAGCAATGGTTAAGAAAATCAAGAAGCGCACACAAGCACAGACCCCAGCGCCAAAGAAGGACAGAGTGAAGGGAAGCGCTAAGAATCCGAAGGGATCAGCCAGCGGCTCAAGAGGTGGAATCGAGATCTCTCAGAAGGCTGTCACAGCTTTGGAGAACATGAGAGACAAGCATAACGCGCGCTTCACTAAGAAATCACGGCGCGTGGACCTTGGCACACTTAAGGCTGTGTTTCGTCGTGGCGCTGGCGCTTTCTCTGTTAGCCATAGACCGGGGATGACTAGGACTCAGTGGGCGCTTGCCCGCGTGCGTACATTCTTAAAGCTTGTAGCAACTGGTCAGCGTAAGAAGGCTTACACAACAGACCTTGATCTCTTACCTACCGGTCACCCTCAGAAGAGAGAGAAGAAGACAGAGCAACTCAACACCCCCAAGAAATATGATCACATTGACTTCACCCCACCTCAAGGCGTGCGTGATGCAGCTACTCGAGCGCTTGAAGTTAGAGCGACAAAACCAGAGAGCCAGCGCGGTATGACTCCGGTGGGCATCGCTCGAGCTCGTGACCTTAAAGCAGGTAAAACACTCTCTCCAGATACAGTGCGGCGTATGCTCGCCTTCTTGACACGTCATGAGGTAGACAAGCAAGGAGCCACATGGGATGAGCAGGGGAAAGGGTGGCAAGCGTGGAACGGTTGGGGCGGTGATGCAGGATTCTCTTGGTCTAGAAAATTGGTGAAACAGATGGATGTAGCAGACAACAAAGCGCAGTCTCTGAGAGCTTATGGTGAGGCTATACAACTCACAGAAGCTCCAAGCTTTGAGATACCAGATGGCCTAACTATAGGCCGCCCATTTAAGACTCTTGGACTTGGTCAAGTCAGCTCTCGTATGAGTGGTGAGGCTATAGGCAAAGAGATCAACTTAGAAATGCTGAGTGAGATGGTCAGGGTCTTTAACGCTCGAAAAGAAGCGGACCCTGTCATCATAGACTGGCAACACGCGACTTCCCCATTCTCGGGAGGTACACCAGCGCCACCGGAAAGCGGCAACGCGCTTGGATTAATCATAGACCTCGAGCTGAGAGATGATGGTCTCTACGCAACCCCAGCTTATAACGAGCGCGGCCTTGATGTGGTCACGTCTGCCGGTGGTGTCTTGTGGAGCTCGCCAGAGTTTCTAGCAGGTGAAGTCTATGACAGGTTGGGCGGCTCCAAAGTGGGAGACGCTCAGCTGTTAGCAATTACCCTAACCCCTCGACCAGCACAGTCTCATGACCAGATTGATCGAGTCACACTAAAAGAGGAGATTCAGATGGACAGCATTGACAGCATGTCACCTGAAGAGCTCAAGCAGATGCTCAAGGCCAAAGATTCAATGGTCAAAGAGCTTGAGCGACAAATCAAGGAAATGAAGGCCGATTCAGAAGCCTCTCTCAAGGCTGAGTCAGATGATGACAAAGCAGAATCAATGACCGCTAAGGACGACAGTGAAAAGCTCGCTCACACTCCTGAGCATGATGAGAAGAAAGAGTACAACAAGATGAGTGAGCCTAGCCTCTCACCTGTCATGCTCTCAGAGATCCAAGCGCTTAACGAGAAACTCAGCGCTCAGGATGCCGAGATTAAGAAGCTTAGGTCAGAGCGTGACTCTGCTGAGTGTGACCGTGCTGTTGATGTACTTCTCCGAGAAGGCAAGATCAGCCCATCTGAGAATGATGTGGCGCGCAAGGCGTGGGAGCTCCGAGAGATGCAGCCTGAGTTTTGGCAGATGTTCAGCGCTCGCGAGCAAGGCGCATCTGTACCTTTGGCTGAGATTGGTCATGGCGCTAGTGGTGCTGAGATCAGCAAGGCCACCCTTGATCAAGAGGTGCGTAAGCTCTCAGCTGAGAAGTCTATCTCATACAGTGAAGCGCTGGCGTCTTTCCGCGCTGATAATCCTGATTACTACAATCAAGCCTTCGGAGGTTAATCATGGCAACTACCGACAATATTAAAACATTCATCGCGGGCGGCGCTATCACTGAGTATGCTCTAGTCTCTCTCGATGCTGATGGAAAAGTACAAGTGACAGCTATCGGCACAGATAAAACCTGTGTGGGCATCGCACAACGAGCAGCAGCAGCGGGTGAGCCTGTTGAGGTTGTTATCTATGGGCTCAGTCGTGCTATCGCTGGCAATAATATCACAGCTAACACTGAGCCTCGGCTCAAGTGTGTTACAGCGGCAACAGGTCGCCTTGAGGCTGTGGCATCTGGTGACTTCGCTGTATGTCGCATGATTCCAAATATCAATCAAAAGTCAGCGGCCGCTGGTGATCAAATCCTTGTGATGTTCCACGGTCCCATCGTCGTAGAGCCTTAAGGAGATAACTCATGGCAAGTTCATATAGTAATCTACACCCAGTAGACCAGATCTTAACCAGCCTCGTTGTTGAGGCTGTGCCTAGTGATAGTCAGCTCATCGCCAACGATATCTTTGAGACTATCAAAGTACCTGAGCGCTCAGGCACGATCCTGCTTGAGGAGTCACGAAACTTCATGGGCGCTGGCGCTGGTCTTGACCTCGAGCGCGCTCCTGGTGCATCACGCGCTACCATTGGCGGCTTCGATCGATCAAGCCAGACCTTCAAGGCTAAGATCTACGCGGCCTCTGACAGTATCGCTATGGAAGACATCTTCGACTCTCAGTACCCTGGCAGCGAAGAAGCGCGCATCGCTAAGAAGGTCAGCCGCGTGATGAAGCTGGCTAAAGAGAAGCGAGCAGCAGACGTGCTTTTTGATGAGGTCACTAATTTTGCAAACTTCACACAGCAACTCGCAAATGCTGATCGATTCAACGTTGCAGGTTCTGAGCCACTCACAAAGCTCGACACGATTAAAAGCACTGTGTTTGAGAATGCTCATGGCATCAATCCAGACACTATGATCATTGGTCGTAAGTCCTTCCGAGCGCTTGCACGCAACCCAGAGGTGCGCGGGTACGTGGGCAGCTCAGCCAACGGGATTGCGTCAGGAAACCGTATTCTCTCAGATGAGGCTGTATTGTCTGTGCTGCGTGATGTGTTGGGCATCCCTAACATTTATGTTGGTCGAGCTCTGCAAGATACTGCCGTACCTGGCGCAACCTCAAGCGAGTCTGCAATCTGGGATGGGAAGAAGATCTTCATGGGCATCTTGCGCGGCTCTGATGCTATCGTACAAAAGAGCGGTAACGTCAAAGGCATGCCAACAGCAGCACTCAATCTCGAGTTCGGCGGCATGCAGGCTGGTCAATATGACAGCCTAGACTCAACACGCCGATATGTATACGCTGAGGAGGTGCATGACTTTAAGCTGATCGATGCATCTCTAGGCTTCGTCATCACTGACTGCATCAATTAGTGACCTATGGACTTGATGAGCGCACACCATCAGCTCAGTGAGG